TTTTGGGAATGAAATGATATTGAAATTTTTATTCAAAATGAAAATATCTTGCTATAACTTTAAAAACATTGTTAATAACTTTATTTTCAATGGTTTTGAGTAATTCATACAAAAAAGATAAACATTGAATAACTTTTCAAAACCAATGAATAATTTTTAGAAAAATGGTGTAAAATTGGTGTAGTGGTGTAGAATTGGTGTAGAAAAGCCCCATACAAAACAAAAAAATATATGACAGAAAGTTGAGCGAAAGATGACACTTTTGGCTCTTTTTTTATGCGAAAATATAGGTAGAAGGAGGTTGATGGAAATGTTTTCAGATGAAGTCCTAGAGAAAATTTTCAGTCGTGAAGATGTAATGAAGATACCTCTTACTTATCAGTCCGTTATGGTTCGGGCGGTGCAGGAGGTTTTAGAGAAGGAGGGAATCGACTATGCAACCAAATCCTTATCAGAGCATGAACTATAATATCCAGCAAGCATATCCGCAGTATGGGTACAATCCATACTTTCAACAGACGCGGATGCAGCAACCGCAGATAGAACAGGTGCAGTCAGTAAATCAGCTTCAACAGCAGATGCCGCGTGGCGTAAATGGGCGCGTGGTGCAGTCTGTGGAAATGATAACGGCAAATGATGTGCCTATGGATGGCTCGGCGGCGTTCTTTCCAATGCAGGATATGAGTGCAATATTGGCTAAGTCATGGAATGCCGACGGCACAATCAAAACCGTAATTTTCAAGCCGATAAATGAGACAGTTCCTCAAAATGAAATCCAAAACAAAGAGAATTTGAAAATTGACTTGTCGGACGGTACGGTTGCGGCTTTCATGGATAGGTTTGATGAACTGTCGGAAAGATTAGAGCAGTTGGAGGTTTCTATAAATAAAACCACACCAAAATCAAGCACACAATCGACAAAGAGAAAGGCTGATGCAGAATGAAAAACTTGCTTCAATTATTTAGCGGCATAAAGAATCCGCAACAATTTTTACAAAGCATGATGAACAATAGTCAAGTGATGGGAAACCCTATGGCGAAAAATGCCATTGACATGATGCAGAATGGGGATGCCAAAGGCGTAGAGCAGATGGCAAGAAACCTCTGTAAAGAGAAAGGGGTAAACCCGGATGAAATAATGCAACAAATGAAAGATAGGTTTGGAATGTAAGACATATTAGAGGTTGCGCGCAAAAACCTTGGTGCCTCTTTATGAATAAAAATAATCAATCAAAAGGAGGAATCTAATATGTTCAACTCTACAAACAATACACCTTTTACTATGCCTGTAATGCCGGCAACTGGCGGTTATGGCAATGACGGTGCGTTCAACGATGGCGGCTGGCTGTGGATAATCGTAGTTTTTGCTTTGCTTTTTGGATGGGGCAATAACGGTTTCGGCGGTTTCGGCGGTAATGGCGGCGGCTATGTAGCAACAGCAGCTACACAGGCGGATATTCAGAGAGGCTTTGATACACAGTCTATCATTGGCAAACTGGATGGTATCTCCAACGGTATGTGCGATGGTTTCTATGCACAGAACACAACTCTGATGAATGGTTTCCATAGTATTGATAACGCTATCTGTAATCTTGGATACCAGACACAGCAGGGGTTCAATACAACTAACGTGGCTCTGATGCAGGGTCAGAACGCTTTACAGGCTCAGTTAGCTAATTGCTGCTGTGAAACAAGAGAAGCTATTCAGGGCGTAAATTACAATATGGCTCAGAATACTTGTGCATTGCAGAACACAATGAACAGTAACACCAGAGATATTATTGACAGTCAGAACGCAGGAACAAGAGCAATTCTTGATTACTTGTGCCAGGATAAGATTTCTACATTACAGGCAGAAAATAACGATTTGAGAATGGCAGCTTCACAGGATAGACAGAACGCACTTCTGACTACTGCCATGACCGCTCAGACAAATCATATTATTGATGCAGTAAGACCAACACCTGTACCTGCATATCCTGCATCTAACCTTTATGGTTATGCTGGATGCGGATGCAACACAGGTTGTGGGTGCTAAAACCGAATGTAAATTCATACGGTTAAAACTGAATATTGAGTAACTTAACCAAGATTTAGACAAGGTTATGTCTGCATAAGCAGTATTACAAGTAAAGAGGGCAGATCATAACGGTTTGTCCTCTGATTTTGATTGGAGGGAAAACAATATGGCTGAATATGTAGCAGTAGCAACACAGGAAGTTGCACAGAATGGAAATGTTGCATTTACAAATACAGCAGTTAAAGGCTCAAATTGTATACAACACAGAGAGGGGAGTGGAATTATAACACTCAGAGGTCTGACAAACCAGTGTAAAGCAAGATTTTTTGTAGATTTTTCTGCTAATATTGCGGTACCTACTGGTGGAACGGCAGGAGCTATCTCGTTGGCTATCGCCATCAGTGGCGAACCTGTTTTATCTTCACAGATGATTTCGACTCCGGCAGCAGTTGACCAGTTTAACAATGTTTCGGCAGGAATCTATGTAGATGTGCCAGCTCATTGTTGTGTAAATATTGCCGTTGAAAACACAAGTACACAAGCTATTGAAGTATCAAACGCAAATATTATAGTCACAAGGGAGGCGTAGTAAGTTATGGATGTAAAGAGAATGCATTGTATGATTGAAAAACTCTCAGAGTGTGCGAAAGAAGAATTTGAAAAAGGTATTGAGTGCGTAGATACTGACGAGATGGGAAAAGTAACAGATATGCTCAAAGATCTTGCTGAAGCTATGTACTATCGCACCTTAACAAACAGTATGGAAGAGTCTAGCACAGAAGAAGTACTTTCCATGTTCGACCGATACGGTGACAGACGTTTTTATGACCATTACAGATACGCTGACGGTCGATTTGCACCAAAGGGCAGAGGAACACGCAGAGGCTATACAGAACCGCCTTATTACTTCCAGACACCCGATATGTATCACGAATGGGATAGCAAGAGTGATGCGGAGCGTGGCAGAGATTTAGACCGTATGGGCGGTAGAATGTATTATACCGAACCCACGATGAGCGGCTACGATAAGGCAAAACGCCACTACACAGAAAGTAAGGAAATGCACAAGGGCAATTCTCAGTCTGATAAAGAGCAAAAGATGCGCGACCTTGAAGCATACATGAAGGAGCTTTCTGGTGATGTGACAGAGATTCTTTCGGATATGACACCAGAAGAACGTACTCTTTTGAAGGCTAAAATGACAACACTTTTGCAGAAAATCGGCTGATATAAAACGGATAGGGGGGAAAACACCCCTATCTTTTTTTAAATTGGGGGTGGTAATAAAATGGTGTTTGAGATAAACGGCGTAAAGTGGAGTGTTGTTTCCGTTATGCCATCCTCTGACTGTCTGCGGCGTTCTGACGGGAGTTTTACGGTTGGTGTGACCGATAACACCACTCACTGTATTTGCCTTTCAAATCGGCTTGTAGACGGCTTTAAGAGGAAGGTACTTATACACGAATTATGCCATGCAGTTTGTATGTCCTATAACATACATATCCCATTGGAACAAGAGGAATTTTTATGTGACTTTGTGGCTACTTATGGGGATGAAGTGTTCGATATGGTAGATATGATGGTCGGGGAAATTCGGAAAACGGCATAAAAAAAGGGAGTATACCGAAATTGATATACTCCCAATTTTTGCGTAGCTTATGATTGGAACATCTACGAAAGGGTGTACTGTTATTATAGCATTTTCGTGAACCAAAGTAAATGGTTATTTTTTCGTCAGTACCGCAATACTCCCCTTGCTTGTGATATTGTACCCGATGGCATCCGCAACATCCCGAATCTTAATATAGTTTGTCCCATCCTTCAAAATCCGTTCTGCCATGTGTTCTTTGCCGTCAATAATAATCTTGCACTTCTCTACCACTTCTTCATCCTCCGTTCCGTAGTCGAAAACATCATTTACAAGCAACCAGTGCGTGAATTTATTGCACCGCAGGGGGACTTCACGCACACCGTAAGCCGAACCGTCAGCTGCTATGTAGTAAGGGTAGCCGTTCCTCATGCCAGTGTAAACACCGATATGCCCCTGCATCCAGACCAACGCCCCGATGGGTGCCTTTTCAATGGTAGAAATAGGGTTTACGCTTTTTGCCCGTTCTTTCCATTGGGTACTGCCGAGTTTCACGCCGCACGCCCACGAAATCAGACCAGAGCAGTCTACACAAACCTTTCCGATTTTCTTTCGGTCACTGTTCCATACCATATTGCCATATTTGTTTTTCAGATAGTTGTAGTTGGCTTCTGTCATTACAGAGCCTTTCATGCCGTAAACATACGGTGTGCCGATTTTGGAACGGCAGAAGGCTAGCAATTCTTTTCCTGTCATTTTTTTCGCCATGTAATCATCCCTTTACAATTTCCTTGACCGCCTTGTTTTCTTTCAGCATTTTTCGCATTTCTTCCAGTGCTTCATCCACCCACAGGGAGAAGGTATCGAAGGATACCGCTATAGCAATAGCAGGGAATCTCTGCACAAACAAATCATAGGCGCGGCGCAGTTTCAATTTTCCAGTGCCGCCGCCCAATTCCTTTTCCGCCTGCATAACCGCCCATAACAGCCATTGTTTCACTTTGACGCGCTGTGTTTCGGTGGGCATATTCAGAAATCTGCCGATACACATACCAATCACGCAGGCAACCGCCAGAAGTGCCACCACTAAGTACCAGTTTTCCATTAAGAATGTAATCTGTCTCATTTCATCAAGCCTCCTTTATGCTTCTACCTTTTCCCATCCGCTAGGGTATTCTGTCGGGCTCCATGTATTATTATCGATAAGAGAACGATACACCGCGCCATCCTCCGTGCAGCAATTTCCCTTCATGTAAGGGGACGTTGCGAGCGCGATAAACGGCTTCGCCTTTTCGGGGTTGTCACTCCATACGAACCCCCACTGTGCAGGCAGTTCCTCTGGCTCAGCGGTATAAATACTGCTGTCATAGACCTGTAACAGCTTTACCACGCGCTCTGCGGTACTCTTACAGATAAACCCGACAGGGCGATTGAGCATATTTTCTTTTTCTTTCGCTGTCTGAAAATCAGGAATAAACCTGTCCTCAGCGTTTAATTCCGTTCCTGTCATAGTGTCCGCTTTCTCCTGCACCGCCTGCGCCGCCAGCTTCGCCATGTGCTTAATCGTTTCCATCATACCTCATTCACCCCTTCACTGATTGCCGCATTTAATTTCTCTATTGTCACGCTGTCCGCAGTAAGGGCGTTTAACTGCTCCTCGATTCGGTCTAACTGTGTTGGTTGTGGTTCTGGCATGGGTTCGGGTTCGGGTGGTGTGTATTCCGAAAACGTACCTGTTTCAGAATCATAAATCATGCCAAGCGTAACGGTATCGTCACAGGGAATGGCAGTCACAGGATTGCCCGATGGGTCCGGTGGATAGTAGGGTTCTGTTTCTTGGTTTTTCAGAACGTCAATCACTCTGTTTTGTAAAATCATTGCATAGTTTTTCATTTTTTCACCTCACCATTCGATAATTACAATACCGTTGCCGCCAGAGCCGCTGCTTGCGCGTTGTCCGCCGCCGCCGCCGCCAGCACCGATTCCTCCATCTTTACCTGACTCAGAACTGTAGTCACCATCGCCGCCGTCTCCGCCTCGTCCAAATCCTGCACCGCCGCCACCTCCACCACTATATACGTCGCCGCCTGTGCTTGGTCTGTTATAACCGCCTTTGCCGCCATAAGATTCAGGACTATCTTGACCGTTTTCACTATATGTGTCTGCTTTTGCACCGTATGCACCGCCAAGTGCACCATTATGTTCTTTAAACTTCTTGCTCCCTCCACCTTCCAGTGTAACTAAATTACCAATTACAGTCGCACCGCCGTCATTGCCTGCTGTGCCGCCGATGCCTATTGTAATCTGAATGCTTGTTTGTGGCGTAACAGAATATGCTTTTTTAATTATTCTAGCTCCACCCTGTCCTCCGCTATGATTGCCGCCAGCACCTGCGCCAAAAGCAGTAATCCAAATCTTTGTCACACCATCGGGCACGGTAAACGTGCCATTTGATGTGAATGTTTGTGTGCCGTGTGCTTTAATTAGAGTACTTAATACTGAATTAACTGTATCAATTACCCATGCACCTACATCCCAACTCATGATACAACACCTCCAATCCTTGTTACTGAGCTACTAGTATCTATTGTAGTAGTTTTCGTGATTACGTTACCGGAAGGTCCAGTATACTTAGATACTACAGTAGTTAGTGTACTTGAGTTCTTTGTAATTGTTGTAACAGTTTTTCCACCATCACTGTGAGTTATTGTAACTGTAGTTACATTACCAGACATACTAATAGTAGTATTTTCACTTGAAAACCCCTGCACATTCATGAAGGCTTCTCTGTTTAATGGCGTACCCACAACTGATGGTTCGTCCGCCATTTCAACCGTTACATATTCACTTGTTCCGTCCGCATGGGTGATTTTTCTCCGCCCTACCTGTGTTGGGATTCTATCTAAAAAATCCTTCATAGCAACCGTTCACCTCCGCTATTTATCGTTCCGCAGGGGATATATTCCTGCTTCATGTTTTCTGTCATTTCCTTTCCGACTGCGGCAACTCGTTCCCAATCGTTAACTTCCTGCCAATCCAGATACAGACTTTCGGGAAACACAGGCAAGCCCAAACCAACCAAAAACAACCGCACCAAAGCGGTATAATTCGCTCGGATACGGTTGATTTCCGAAAGCCAAGGTATATTTTCTTCCTGCCAATCGGTGTACGTTTTGCCGTTAAATTCTTTGTAGTCCCTGTATGAACGAGGAAGATAATAGCCGCCACCTGCAAGCCATTTCATCAATTCCTTATGGTTTCCTTCAATGCGGTTCAGGTCTTGGTAGTTTAACGCACCTTTGTTGTTTTCTGCATTTCCTTGATTTATTCTTGCATTTTCGGTATCCTCAGCGATTCTGTCAAAGACAGGTGTTATCCAAGCCATCATCCACCACCCCCAATAATATATTGGCACTCGCCCTTAATTGAGCCATTATAGGACAATTTCTGCTGAACCATAGTGACAGGCGTTTGATTCGCAAAGTTGCTTGTAAGGCTTACTGTGTCCCCAACGTCCAACTCTGGATAGCCCCTGTCTGGCGCACTGTAAGTGTTGCGCCGCAGAGTGACCGCCGCTACCCAGTTTGCGTATGCGATAGCGTCAGTCTGGTTGTCAATGAGCGTATTGCTAACGCCGCTCAAATCCTCGCCTACGTCACTGTATTTCTTCCTGTACTCGATTTTATTCTCCGTAAGGCTATTCCCGTTGATAGTGACCGTACCTGTCCCTTTGAGCGTTACAACGGTCTTGTAGGCGTAGAATTTCGCCGTGCCGACCATTGTTAAGCCGCTGCTCAATACAATCTGTTGGTTCGTGTACGCCGAATGGGTGAAGGTGTATTCATGCGCCACGTTGGACGATACCTCAGCCGCATTGACCGCCGCCGTTACCTCCGAGTTGACCTTGATGGAGTTATACTCCACCGACAGGTTGCGAAGGGGCGGTATCTTTGTTGTTGTCGGCGTATCCGTCATTTTGTCAAAGTTGATATCAAATCCTGTCGCGCTGTCATTCTCGCGCAAAATCTGAATATAACCGCCGCGGCTATGGTTCATGATACAACGCCCTGCATTTGCTATCAGCTGCAAGCACTCATTCACTTTGGAGGATGGAAGGGGATTGTGCGTGTAGATTGTTTTCAGTGCGTTATCCAGTTCGATTGTATTCTCAAATCCCGCAAACTTCATAACATCTGTCGCAAGGTCGAACAGACTTCTTCCTGCCGCCGAATACACGCCCTCGTCATAGGTCATTGTCAAATGGTCTGCCAGACCTACACACTTTATGCTGACCTCTGCCACAATGCCAGATTTCGATACATCAAAATCTCCTGTAGAGTAAGACAAGCCCCAAGGTATCCACTCGATAGAGCCGTCCGACAATTCATAGCCATACTGGTAATTGACAGGCTGTCTGCTTTCCAGATATTCCCATAAGCCCGATGGGTTTTCGGGGTCATATCTTCTTTGCGTATCAATCAGCGTAAATTCAAATTCCTGTTTCGGAATTTTGGACGATAACAAGTCAATCTCCTTTGTAGAAGAACAACTTGCAATATCATCCGAGCCTAATCGGCTAACCAGACCGTACACCAAGGAAAGCAATCTCGCCCTGCGGTGTGGTATATTTGAGTTCAGCCAATAGAAGGACAGTTCATTGCATAACGGAATCTGGTCTGCCATTTCCCAATATGTAGTATCAGGCGAGTAGGTTTTATCGAATACAGATACAGAATCTTTCTTTGCCAGAATCCGAAAACTATTCGGGTAATCACCCATGCTGTCATCAAACTGGAAGGTCAAACCGGGAAACTGCACATAATCGCCGAATGAAATTTTCACAAGCGGCTTTGTAGTGTATGCCCCTGCATCACCGCTGATTGTCAATCCTGCATATCCCTGATAGATGGGGTTGCTCTCCGGCGGCAGAGGGTTCTTTCCGTCCAGAATAAATCTGTTTCGCTCCAGCGTCTGATAGGTGGATGGGGCGGTTGTGCCGACATCCACGCTGTCAATATCACTGTAAGGCAAATGTCCGTTATCTGTTGGTCTGCTTAACCTTGGCGCGTCTGGGTCCGTCACGCCAAATACAATTCTCACATAGGAGGGATTGCGGAGCGTTTGCTCTGTTTCTTCTTTCCATTTTGCTGTTACTGGATACATAAAACCACCGCCCCGCTATTTCCCTGTGTCGATAAGAGAAGCCTTTAATCCTGTAAACATCTTCGGTGTGCCGTTCTCGGACACCCAATATGTAGAAACGGAATAATCTCCCCAATACATTTCCCTTGTAATGAATTTACCTTCCTTTGGGTCATAATAGGTTACTTTACCTATGAAGGTTTCAATCAACTCCAAAATCTTCTGTAATTCCTTCGGATAAATAACCTTCCACTCTAAACTCAGTTTCACTTGTCGGCGGTTTATTTTTTGAGCCACCACAACGCCGTTTGCATTTCTGCCGCTGTCAACTAACTGTTGACCTTCGTAGTCTTGCACAGAAGGGCAGGTAATTTCTATGCCGTTATATTTGATTACTGCCACAAAAACCACCTACCTTTGAAATGCGCCAAGACCGAAGTTTATCCCTCGTCTTGCGGATACTCTCTGCTGATTGTTATAAATAACGTCTCCATCCAGTTCAATCTTCTGGTTCAGTTCGATTGGCTGACTACTGCCGTTTGCCATTGCCTGTGACATAGCTGTTAAAACGGCATTAAAAATCGCACGTTCTATCTGGTCATTGCCGCCAACGGCTGTTTTGCCGCCAATACTTCCGACCAGTTCCGGTCCTGCCTCTCTTGCAACAAACAGTTCGCCAGACCGAGGGAAACCACCATTCGCAAACATTTCTATGTTGAACCGCTGCGCCTGTTGCATGGTGTAGCCGCCGACATGACTGTATTTTTTACCAATCAATCCTGCCAGTGAGTTTGCGTCCGAAACCATCTGGTTCAGCATCCTTGTAACCTCGTCAGATACTTGCTGCAAGGTCTGTCTGATAGCATCAAACGTGTTGTAAATGTTATCGTAAACTTTCAGCAGATACGCCGTTATCTGTGCCTTGGAAACCGTACCGAAATTCGTTGTCATATCACTTATGGTTGAATAGAGTGTATTCAAACTTGAAATGATATCTTCCTTTAGCACAGCAAAGTTTTCTCTCAATGTAGCCCATGTCGCATCCCATTGTGAAATATCTGGTGCTTCAACCGATACAACAGGTGCAAGGCTGCCACCGCCAGAAACCTTGTCTACGATTTCATCAATAACACTGCCTGCGCCCTTGACGGATTCTTCCATACCTTCTATGATGCCTGCGCCAACCCAAACGCCTGTTTCGCGCTTAAACAATCTGGAAGGGGAGTGGATTTCGGCTTCTTTGTTTACTTTTTCAAGCAGTTTTTTCACAAAGCCGCCAACCTTATTTCCGAAATTACTTGCACCCTCCAAAATGCCATCCAGTATAAAGCCGCCAATACTCTTAATGCTTTCTATGGTTTTTCTCAATTCTTCCATGATTTTCTGCGGAAGTTTCCCGAACCATTCAGCAACCTTATTCAAGATTTTCGGTACTTCTGTGTTTACCTTTTCGATTGACTTATCTTTCCAAAGAGTAATTTTCTCAAGGAACAGAATTATTTTCTCGTAAATCTTCTGCGGAAGTTCCGCGAACCAAGTGGCAACACTGGTAACGATATTGTTTACCTTCTCGCTGAATGTGTTGTATGCACTCGTAGCCCAATTCGGTATTGTCTCCGTAAAGAATACCGAGATAGCGGCACCGACTTTGCTCGGCATTTCAGAGAACCATTTGACAATATCACTTACAATCTGTGGTATTGTTTTTGTAAAGAAATCCTTAATTGCGGTCCATTTTTCAGAAATAGTTGTTTTGACAGATTCCCACAATTCAGCGGTTGAAGTTTTTACCTCATTCCATTTCTCTGGATAGTAACTTACAATTTCATCCCATGTTGTTTTGAAAAAGTCTTTGATAGCGTTCCATGCCTCGACAGCTTTTTCTTTGATGGATGCCCATGTTTCATCACTTACGCCGCCCAACGCACGCAAAGCAACGGATATGCCCTCAAAAGCCAATAATGCACCGCCGAACAACTGACCGCCAGGAATAAACAGAAGGGCGATTCCTGCAATAGTGATTCCTAAGTCTCCGAAATCAATATTAAGTTTTCCGAGCCAATCCTTTATCGTTTTGAAAAAATTTGCAAATTCTTCTTCGATTCTGGATGTATCAATGCCGATAAATTCAAGGAACGGTTTGAGCAAATTATTCCATATTCCAGAACCAATATCATAAAGAACCCTTCCAACCGCCTTGAATACATCAATAACAACGGTCAAAATTCCCTTGAATATTTCTTTCGTTCTTTCAAGTCCTTTTCTGAATGTTTCTGACGTTTGGTATAGGTACACAAACCGCCCAACGATAATGCCGATAACAATAGACCATCCAAGGATTGTAGGCGCAACCTTCATTAAGTTAGATAATATAAGCCCGACATTCGACAAGACAGTTCCAAGTCCATTCATCGCAACATTTAATTTGCTCAATACTTGCAATTCCTGTAATTTCTTTTTCAGTTCTGCAAGCTGCTTGAATAATCCCATTGATATTTTCCAAGCCGCCAACCCTGCCGCAATAGAGGTAATCAAAGGTAGCAGTTCTTTGAACCGTTTTGCCAAATCCTGTATCTTGGAATCAATCTCAACAGTTTCAAACATATCGGTAGGAAGAAGTTCTCCTGCACCGCCGCCACCGCCGCCACCAGCACCGCCGCTATCGTTCTGCTTGGTGTCTATGATGTGCAATTCATCAAATCCAAGCGTATAGTCCTGCATTTCCTTCAATGCCTTAGCCGCTTTCCCCGCGCCGCCTGCCGTTTTATCCAAACTTTTGGCATAGTCCATCTGCACCTTTTTAGCTTGCACCGCATATCCTTTGCCTGTCAGTGCCGCGAAGAATTGTCCCAACATATTGATTGCCCTTGCAAGCCAACTAATGAATGTAGCAAGATAAGGCGCAACAACCGATAGGATAGGCTCAAACGCCGCCGCAAATGCGTTTCTCAACTGCATTAAAGCGGACATCATAGAGGAAATATTGGCGTTTACCGATTGGCTGTACTGTGCCAAACTCTGCATACCCTCTACAAATGCAGATTTTATGGTAGCAATCAGCTGAAATACAGTGGAGTACAGTACAGACATACCAACCATTTTTGGCAAAGAAAAGCTATTTCGACCGCCAGAGCGACCGAAAATCCCACCGGATGAACGCCCACGAGATTTATTTGAGCGTTTCTTCTGTCCTTCTCGTTGTGTTTTTTTGCTCTGTTTTTCCTGCAACCCCTCTTGAATACTTAGTATTTTAGAGCGTGCAAGTGCAATAGTATCTTTCAGATTAAGATTTGCTATTTTTGATTTTTGGCTTATTCTCTCCAACTGCTTTTCAAGCGGTTTCAACTGTTTGGCATTTCCACCAGCCGCCTTCAATTCTTCTATGGTTTCGGTCAGAACTCTAACCGTATTTTCCATATTTTTAAATTCTCGTTCTGCCTTTTCGACTTCCGGAAACTTAATTTCACTAAGTCCGAGTTTTTCCAAGTCAACTCTAAATCCATTGATAAGGCTTTTCGATTCCTCGATGGTTTCTGCGAATTTTCCGTTATCAATATCCAGAACGCCTGTCATGCCAAGATTTTTTGAAATCTCTTTTTCTATTCCAGAAAATCTGTCTGTTTTTGCGGCGTTTTCCGAAACACGTTCCATTGCGGCGGCAAGCTGCCCTGCAACGGAAACAGCACTGCTTGTTTCGCTCGTTAAATCAGACATTGATTTTGCGGCATCCTGTATCGGTTTTCCGTTAATCTGCTTGCCCATGTCAAAAATAGGGATGTCCTTCAAATGGCTATAATCTTCAACAGGTGCAGATTCTTTTTTTGACTTTTTTGCAAGTTGTCCGAGATTCACGCCTTTTAACGAAGCTCCGATTTCCTTTGCGCTTTTTGCGGCTTTTGAAAAGTTTTGTGCTATGATTCTTGCTTGTTTCGCAAATTCTTTTATTCCGTTAATCTCTATTTCTGGTGTTTTAATGCTCTCCAAAACAGATTTAATTTCACGAATCTGTTTTGTGGAATCTCCTGTTTTCCCAATACCCTCAATAGACTCGCTCAACTTTTTGACAGACTTTTCCGCATCGGCGGCATCCGCCACAATCTTTATCTCAAGTTTATCTATTTCACTCATTATCCATTTCCACCACCTTCCCGTGAGAGATTTCAAAGTTAGACTGCATGGTTTTCAAACGCTCAACAAACAATTCGCGCTGCTTTTGCAATTCATCATCGGAAAGAGGTTTGTTCTGCTTTTCGATTTCTTCAAAGAACGGATTTTTGGGATATTCGGATTTCGCTTTTCTTCCTGCCAAATTTCGCTCTACACCGACAGTAACGGCGGCAAGCGTATACTGACCGTTTATCCAATTCAGGTAATCTGCGTTTCTGACACGTTGATTGTATCCTTCTGCAATCGCAGACAATATTCTTGGATTCATTCTCCAAAATTCATCCCACGAAACTCCGATAGCGTACGCCTGTGGGAACCATTCAGCAATCAACAATTCACGAAACGATTTGTAGTTTTTTCTTATTCCGCTTCGCTCTGATTTTCCGCAGTTTCCGTTTCCGCTGTCTTGTTGGCAGCCCGAAAAAAATCAGACTGTTCCATAGCGTCAGACATAGCTTCTGCCATTTCTTCAAAACTTCCGCCAGAAACAATGTGTTTCTGCATTTCTTCCCCGGCTGCACTTCTTCCAATGCCAGCACAGATACCGAAATACGCCCTCATCATAGACATAGGTTTATCCTGCATAACCTCAAGAGAAATACCTTCATCCTCCAAGTCGCAAACAAGGTTAAAATCAAACTCTTTTGCCTTATACACTTTTCTGTTAATGGTAAAGTTTTTCATTTGCATAACTCCTTTTTCTGAATAAATAAAAAGGGATGGTTTTTCTCCATCCCTTTATGTTTTTTAGTAATAATACTCGGCTGAATTGGCGTTTTCTTCGCTATCCGTCACAGCCTGTTCATTCTGCGAATAGCGTTTTATTCCCCCGTGAACGCAACCGTAACATCCATGCCCTTATATTCTTCAATCGTCAGCGGCATTTCAACTGTCAAAAGTTCGTTCTGGCTGATTTCTGGCTGTGGAATCTGTTCGGGAGGCTGTGCCACAACAAAGAAAGAGTTTTCAAAACCGGGCACGATTGTTTCAAACCACATTCTTTTGCCGCCTGTCAGACCTTTGTATTCTGTAATCAGATTCTCCCATTCTTTTCTGGTATCATCAGTAAGGTTTACAGTGATATTGAAAGAGCCACCTGTGTCAGCTCTGCCCTTAACATATCTTGTGATTTCATCTTCCAGTGCAGAAGCGTCAATCTGTTCTGGCTCAATAGTAATGCCGCCGATAGTATTTATTCTTGTAAGCTTTTTGAAGCTTGCTGGTTTTGTTCCTGCTGTGGTTTCCACACCATAACCAAATGTGATTCCCAAACTGGAAATACCTGCTACTGCCATATTTCATTCCTCCTTTTTTGCATAAAAAAATAAAGCCCTAAACGGCTTTATCACGTTAAACTGTCATTTGCTCCTATTGCTCTTTGGAATCTTGCGGTACTTCTGTATGTATCCCCCTCATTAAATTCTGGAAGGGCAATAACCTTGAACCGCATTTCTTTGAATACGTCTGCTACAACAGACATTATTCTGCCTACATCCGATTGGCTTGTGTTTGTAAATACATCAACTTGGAAGGTTTCCAATGTTGCGTTTATGGAAAGTCCCTCAAGGTCTGTTCCACGCTCCGCTGCCGCCATACGATGAATATAGACGGTAGGGAAGATAGCATCACTTAACTTCTTTCCGTTGCTTGTGAAGTATATGGTCGGATATTTCGGCTCTAATTTTGGCTTAGCCTTCGTCTTTACGATTGAAAATACAACCGTCCCAATGTCATAAGCCCATGAATTATCACTCAACCAAACACCTCCTTTGCAACTTCCGCAATCTTTTCTGCTAATTCTATGGAAGTTTCATACATAAATGGGCGAGAGGGCATACCCTTTGTCCAGTGCCATTCGCCGTCACGAAAGTAAAACCATCCTTTTTCTCCATGATTATTTACGTCATACTTCCAACCAACAATGCCAATATCGGGATGCGGATTTTCCTTCCCGACAACGGCTGTACCGAATTCAATAAATTTTGCCCAAACGCATCCAGTGTACACAATCCACGTTGCACCTTTTTTAATAACCGCCCCTTGCTCATAATTGATACTGCTAAGAAGTTCTCCTGTATAAACAGCATCGTATTGAGCAACCTTCATTTTGGCGGTCTGTGCGCCGATTTGAGCGAGTTTTTTCGCAAACTCGTTACATTTATCGGCTAAGCTATATGCGTAGTTCTCAACCTCTTTTACGGCGTTCTGGATGGACTTATTGGACATGATGTTGATTGATATTTTCTTAGACATAGAACCACCTACAAAATTTCAAGTTCTTGGAACACTTTTAATATTTTTGGTGCTTGTATTGCAATCCAGTCAACCATTTCCTCGTTCTCAGCCCATGCGCCATAAATTCCATGTGTATTGGAAGATAAACCACTTTCAAAAAGAAAGGCATGGACTATCTCATGCCTAAGTTTCCTTTTGTTTAAGTTGATTTTTCCATCTTTCGTTAGGTCTTTTTCTTTTGGATTTAATACATAAATCACTTTGTCATAGAAATTGCACAGAGCGTCCGATGATTCCTCGAAATCCGAAAACCGTTCCGGATATTCATCCACAAACATAATTGAATATTCCTCTCCGAGAATATTTACAGTTTTATTTTCCATATTGCACCTACTTTACATTCTTTTGCAAAAGAAACAAATCAACCGTCAGACCTTCATCCGCAACGCCTTTGACAATGTAATCACAGCTTGTCTTATCGACCATTGCCGCTTTATACTGCACCGCTGATTTCTTCCACACCAAGTCCCCGACAGACAAAGGAAGTTTTCCCTTGTCATCGACAATCTGAACGAAATTTGTTGAATTATCAACACCAAACTCCTTAATAAGAGATTCGCTCAATTTGTTGCTTATGGAGGAATGGAAGGGTATAGGCACACCGTATCCCATTGTGTATTCCCCTGTTTCTATCGGTACTTTGTTTCCGTCCACAGTGATGTATTTCAAATTCCCATCCTCGTCCGTATCATAGACAGGGACTTGACCGATTTGCTTTGCATAGAACATCTTTTGTCTGTTAATATCGAGCATTTGAAACCACCTACTCATGATTCATTCGTTCCTCAAGAGTATCAAGCCTATGATGTGCAGATTTAAGGCTCTGCTCCAACTTGATAATCTTATCATTGTGCTTATTGATTTCTTCTCTCATTGTGGATATTTCCGACTTTATTTCCTGTGTTGTTCCTGCGATAGCATCCAGTTTCATATTGATTCTGGTGTTATCCTTCACACGCTCCTCAATATCCTTTGTGTCTGTATGCTTGCTACTTTTCAACCCGAAAAAGACGGAAAATGCCAAAGATACTATACTTATGAGGTATGCTATTTCGACTTGCATTTCTGTACCGCCTTTCTGCTTAATAATTGCGCATCAGCCCACCGCCACTTGATACGATGCGCCCCTGCTGCCGTTTCGTTAAGAAATAGAAATCTATAGAATTTAATTGAAAATTAAGTAGAAAATTTAATGAAATTTCATTTATTTTCGCTCAAACTTTCATTATTCTATAGAATTATTGAAAGTATACTTAACATTTTGAAACGGCAACGCACTAAAAACGACTAAAGCTGGTTCGCTTTAACCAATTTACAGAACCTTTACAAAAGGGTATACGCCAAAGAACAAATCCTCTCTATTTTTCCAAGAACGGCTAACTCCGTTTTCAGAATAGCTTGCCATGTAGGCTTCTCCTGCTTGCGAGCGGTCATACACTGCCAAATCAACGACATTGTTCTCAAATTTTTTCAAATCCTCGGCAATGTCATCATCTGTGTATGTATCTGGATACATACGCTTTATGGCAATCTCTTTTTTTGCCTGCTCTATCAGTTGATTTAAGAGTGGGTTTTCTTCCTTTCGGTCGAATACCACAGTATCGTCCTCGTCAACGTGAAACTGCCGCAGTCTGATTTTTACTTGCTCTAAAATGCTGTAATCAGCCATAAGCAATCACTCCCCTTACATGCCAAACGCAGACAAGATATACTGTTTCAACTCTGTGCCGTTCATTTCAGCTGCGCCACCAATGCCAACCTTCAACGCCAACTGTCGCAGTTCATCGACAGGCATGCGCGCGATTTCGCTTTTTGTATAGGCTTTCTTGCCATTAGAATCTGGAACTTCCTCGAAAGGCTCATACCAGATGCCGTTATGTTTTACTTTGTGGTCGAATTTCATTTAACCGACCTCCTTTTTAGTAGCATTTAATAACATAGGTGCTGTCCATTCTCTCATAAGAGGGCAGTACAATTTCGGATACGGTTGTCTTTGTCTGCACAGGGTCATTAGAAACCGTTACCGCAACTGCAACACCTGTATTGACAATGGATACATCCGCATCTTTGCTGCCCATCAGCGTTCTTTCTTCTGGTGTAGTACCGTACCATGTGTTACCCAGTGCGCCGTTAGGAATCAGTGTCGCGAAACCATCTGGATAGAATTTGGCAGCGGTGCCAGCCTCGTTTTTGTACTGCTTGGAATAAACAACAATGTTGATACCCAATTCAGCAGAGAATATTTCCTTCACCCTGTTATCGTTCATGAAGATGTTCGCCGTTATATTCTGCGCCAGAATTGCGGACTTGATTTTCTTATTCTGTTTCAGATAGTCCATGGTCTTTCTGGAAATAATCATGATAGAAGGTCTTTCACCTGTTCTGGATTCTACGGAATCCAGCGCGGTCGCGATATCGCCCATAGGGTCAGAGTTTTCAGTATCAGACCATTTATCAGTTGTTGTTGTCAATTCCGCAAAGTTATTTGTTTTGTACTCGTTGTTAGGGTCATAGTTGTATGCGTATGTAGCACCATCTGCCTGAATGGAAATTTTAGGAGAACCGTCAGAAGGGGCTAACAGCTGCATAATCATTCTTTCTGGTACAACTTTTGCACCGTCAACCAGTGTGTTGGTATCATCGAAAATTCTTCTCAGTACGTCCTGTGCGTATGGGTCCGCTGTATCCTGCACACGCATGATTTCCTGTTCGTCAATTTCCTTGACAAGCATAGATTCGCGGAAAAACGCCATTTCTGTTTCTGTCATCTTGAACCCTTCTCTGCTTCTCAGTGTAGAAACCGCATCGAAATTGGAAGGTTTCAGAGAAACAGGAAGTCCCTTTGAAGTCTTAATCCATTTCAGGTCAAGACCCATTTTCTTTTTTGCAGGGAACAGACCTTCGCCAAGATAGGGGATTCTGTTACTTGCTACTTCTGTCTGCACAAGGGCAATCGCCTTTGCGTTATATACATCTCTAATATTCATTACTTTTTGCACCTCCTTATTCAAATACAATCAGCGGCAGTGCCGTCTTTACCGCCGCCGCAATCGTAATCCCTGCGTTCGCGTTCGCATTTACTTCGTTTACACAAGCAAAAGCCTTGATGATAGTGCCGTTAGGGTTAGAATCGTACACGTCATAAAGCAGGATACCGACTGCCGCCGAATCACCGCTTCCACCATTTACCTTTTTCCCCTCTGCGGAAATAGGATTCCCAGCCTTGCAAACTCCATCTGCAAACGCCGATGCATCCAGAGTGATAGGTGTGAACAATTCACCACCAAGTTTTCTTTTCAGAATTTCATTTTGCGTAGTTACTCTTGATTCTTTAAACTTCATTTTTTCATCCTCCTTACATATAATTTTTCAATACAGATTCCGCCGTTTTATTTGCATCGGAAAAAGCACCGCCGATTTCCTTTGCCATCTTTTCAGCGTCCGTTTCTTCTTTTCCGTTTCCGCCAGTACCGCCGCCGGGATTCTGACTGCCTGCCGCAATTTCATCTTCCTTGGCTTTGGCTGCTGCCGTTTCTTTTTCGGTAATAATCTGACCGAGAACGTTATAATCAAATGTGCCGTCATCCTTCACAATCTGCGCCGCCTGTTCAGCGGTTACTTTGAATTTTTCAGCCGCCGCCGCTCTCTGGTTTGCCAATGTCTGTGCCTTTTCAAGTTCTGCGATTCTTGCGTTTGCCGTTTCCAACGCTTTGTTGGCTTTTTCGGTCTCAGACAATCCATTGGATTCCAATTCGTCAATCTTAGCCTGTAATTCATCTGCTTTATCGGCTTTTTCTTTGTACTGCGCTACCTTGTTTTTCTCGTTCAGCACTTCTTTGTTGCTCTGATTCAACAGATTGGTAATCTGCTCATCTGTTGCTTCTGGAAAAAGTTTCAGCACATCTTCTCGTTTCATGGTTATTACCTCCTGTTCTTTTACTCACGCTTTTGTTACCGCAGGTCGCGCCTGCTGAGTTTTGCTATTTACCGCATAGCTGCTTATTTTTTGCAAACAAAAAACAGCCCATAAGGACTGTTTAAGTTTTCGTGTATTTAAGACTGCATCTGCAATTTACAATTTCCTCTGCACCTGCCCCTAAAGAGTAGTCACGAGGGAAGGACATTTCAGATGCCCCAATATGAAAAGAATCGAATATCCCGACTTTATACCCATTCGCTTCGGCGTGTGTATGCCGCACCTTATCATCAAGCATGGTTATCCAAGTCTTGTACTTATAACCCTGCTTAACCATTCTGGTGTATTCTCGGTAGTTGCCTATGGTATTTGCTTCGTTCGCCGCAATGTTCATGGCACGCTCAACAGATGTAAAGTAGGGCGTATCCTTATTTTCAACGGTTGTTCGGATAATATCTTCTGTGATTTTCTCCGAATATTCTTTTATGTATGCTGGCGTCTCTCTGACCTTTAGAAACTTCAACGCCGTCTTTTCGTATTCTGCGGAAAGACTTTGAATGAAGTCTCCTTCATTTCCTTCTTGTTCCAAGAAAGCATAAAAAAAAGAAATAAAAATCGGCTCAAGTTCTTTTGCCAACTCAAGCCGTTCTTTCTTTTCTTCGTCAGATATTTCCATTTCGCCGAAATAGGTTTCATATACAATTTTCTCTGTATGCAATTCGTCATTCGGGATTCTTGACATGAAACCACCTCTTTATTCTTCTGCAACCGTTTGAGACTGTTTTGCAATCTCAGCTGCTTTGCGTTCCTGTTCTTCCTTTTCTTCCGCTGTCTGCCACAAAGCGTCCATATAAGGCTTTGAAAGAAGGAAGGTTTTTTCGGAATCTCCCCACAGACCAACTGTTTTAACCGCAATAAGAGGGTGTATTCCTGCCTGCAACAGTTGGTATAGCGTCTGTGATTTTGTATACATATTATCTTGCGGACTATGATTTATCTGCACATCGAAATCCCTTGAAGTAATGCCCAAATCATCATGCTTAATGCGAATGATATTCAGCACTACCTTTGCAAGGCGTTTCTCTGCCGCTTTTACGATAGGGTCTTTCAGTTTTGCCCTTGTCTTAGAGAAGTCCCATCCGTTACGAAGCTGTACCGCACCCTGCGTATCACCGCCAGAGTTATTATTGTTTTTATTTGGGATTGCGAGGATAGAAAGGGCGTTATCCCAAAGGTCATCCTTTGCAACCTGTGATTCTGTCTGGTTCAGTTCCTGTGTCATGATATCGACATCGGCTTTGTTTTCTCCGTTATTAGACCTGACTACCAGCGCGCCTTGCTGTTTCATTTTCTGATATGTCTCGCTATCCACATCACAGTTTACGAATTTCACCCATGACTGAACGAACTGCTCAATAGAATCCATGCGGTTTGACTGCATGTTGTTTATGGAATCTAGGATATCAATGACAAGCTCAATATCCGACAACCTCTCATGGTTATTTGGGTATTCCACAATCGGTATGCCGCCGAAAGCATGAAGTTTCCAATTCGTAACCTCCGAATTATGTATTTCGCAGGAATGTGTTTCAGTGAAGCACAATTTATACCATTCGCCATTCTTATTTTTCAATTCCTGCACAGCCAGTATCGGTTCTTCTGTGCTGCGGTTGTAAATAACAAAGGTATTTAACGGAGTGGGGGATACAATGCGAAATTTTATATCTCCATCCGAAAACTGCGCCGCCTTAAAGGAAGTGCCTGTTGCGGACTGCCATTCACCAGATTTAATATCTTTGGACTGTTTATCAACATCAACCATGTAATCATTCAGAATATCAACAGCCTTGTTTATCCGTTCATCGTCCTTGCGGCTGACAAACTGCACAGGCTCTCCATATGTCTGCCCAACCTTGAACTGCACAATCTCATAGGCGTGATTCTCTACAATCTTATTTACAATATCGTCACGCACAATCTTCTGGCGATAACGTATCGGCTGGTCTCCCTTGTAGTAGTGCCAGAGGTAATCAATCGCTGTTTTATTGAGATTGAAAACGCCTATACACTTTCCGAGTACGCTTATGATGTTATCTGGCGTTATCTTCTCTGCGTCCGTATACGCTACTTTCCTGCCATAGCATCCATGCAGGATATCTTGAAGTGTTCTACTATTCATAAAGCACCTCCTTTCCAAAAAAAGACAAAACAAAAAACACTGGCAAGCACCAGTGTTCGTCTGTTCGCATTATTCTTTATTATAACTATAGCAGATTTTTTCGGGACATTGGGGACAACTTTCTAATTTTCGAGAAAACGATAAAACATTTTCTTTACACTATCCTCAGTATTGCCGCCAACCCTTCTTGCAACATCAGCCCAAGAAAGACCATCAATAAATCTAAGCCGGATAATTCGCCTCATGTGGCTATCGTTTATATCCGCTATAAACGCCTCAACTTTGTTTATCGTTTCCAACAACTCTAATTCAAGTTCGCATAATGTCGCTTTCCTTGAATAAAGCAACGCTTTTTTTCTGTTATATTCTGGATAGGGGAAGCCCTCAATGACAAATGTTTCCAAGCCGCCAACACCGCCAGATACTTTATCAAGAACGGTTCCTTCCTGCTCAATTTTTATAATCTGCAGCTCAAGAATCGATATCTTTTCTCTTACCTCGGCACATTCTTGTTGAAGGTCTGTGTATTGCTTTAGAATTTCCTTTGTCAATAATATACGCCCCCTCTAAACGGATTTATGGTTGCCTCTACCTTCGCAATCCTATTTCCCTTTGTGATTCTTACCGCAAAGTTTGAAAAAACGTCTGGAACGTCATCAAGCTGTTTCTTGCTACTTACAGAATATCGTTTCAAAAGTGACATCATTACTCCGTAAGGCTCTTTCGGGGAATACATGGATTCATCCTTGAAAATAACGTGCTGCAATATCCAGTTGGAACACTGGAAAATCCTTGCCTCTTTGTTCGTTTCGGTAGGCGTATCTGTAATATTGCAAATCCAACCCTTAGCCTCTACACGTTTATTCACTTCCATAGCAACCCTGTCTCCGCCTGCGTTTCGCTCAAATTCGCACTCCTGTACTCCATTATTGACAATAGCATTTGCGGCGTTTTCATATTGCATTTCATAGTCCGCCGTATTATCGCATACGCAGTCAACACAGTAATAGTCATCTCCGTATTTTTGCAGGATTGGCAGGACAAAATAGTCTGTGCCTTTTCCCTTCGTGTCGCACTGTGCGGTAATAATTTCTGGTTCGCCATGTGGGAGATTTAGGTATCTTCGTATCTTGTCTTCAGGGAAAACCAATCCCTCACGCTCAATAGGCTCCTGCTTATACAGACAACGATACGAAATATCGTCCATCAACAACTGCTGGTCTTCAAAAAATTCTTTTGTAAACCCAGAAAATTCGTAATCGAAATTGCTTTCTTGCGTAATCGGGTCAATATCTGGTACTGCTATGGTTTTAACCCTCGGATTTCCTTCATACATATTTTGAATACGCCCGATAACATCATGCACAGACCATCGTGTAGCAATATGTATTTCCTTGCAGTTTTTGCCTTCGGAATCCTGTATTTTCCTCTGTCTCGCATCGACTGCGTATTTATTCCACAGTTTATCAAGTATCATAGGGTTCATTGCTTCTTCGATACCGCCTATCATATCATCCACAAGTAGAAATTTCGATGCACGAACCTTACCAGCGTTCTTACTACCTACGGATGTACACTGAACAGAGGGGAAGGGTTTATATTTTCCTACGTTAAACTGCTCCATCTTTGCGTTTGTACTGGTAACGTGTAGGTTAGGAAATATCTCGTTCCATGCGTAATCGTCTATGTTCGTGACAATATCGTACACACCATCGTAGTACATCCTCGTAATATCCCCGCTGTGAGAATAAAAGAGGTTAAAGTCTTTCGGAAACCAACCAATGACCGCTGCGTTGAAGAATTTCTCGATGGTTGTTTTCCCTGCACCAGGAATTAGGCTGATGCACAAAATATCATATCTATCATCAATCATCCCTTGCAGTGCATCCATCAGACCGATTTTCAAAAACTGTTTTCTTCTCGGCATATAAAACCGTTCTTTCGGCTCTCTTTTGTGTTCGATATAACGAAAGAAACTATCGACAACCTTATTCTGCGCTTCTATCAGTAAGACGGAATAAAATTTCTCTATAATTTCATAGCTTACTTTTTCTTTGAAAGCGTATTTTTCTAAGTCCCAAATTGTACCGCCAGAAGTATCAACGCAAAAGGTTTCAATGATTTCCTTACACCTTTTTGAGATTTTAAGACCGTACTCAATATCCTTCTCATTCGTAGCAGCGGTTTTGACAGCTTCGCAATACGCATCAATAACCTGCTCATTGATCCCATTTGTTTCTATGTATTTCTCGTAGTCCTGTACGGCACTTATCAATTCAAAACTTGCCATTAAAAAAGCACCTCCGCTCAAATAAGCAAAGGTGCAAAAATCCTTTGCCCTCAGATGTTTAGGGTTAGCGGCTAACTTCCAAATTGTTAGTCGGTAATTGTTTCTTAGTTTATGTCTGCAATGGTTTCCACAAAGCAGTTGTAGTAAATATATCTTTTCCCATCAAAATCAAATTTAACATAACCGCCGTCGTTTGTATCAATATCGATTTTCCCTTCATAATTTGCTATTTTCTTTCCATCTGCTGTATACACGGTAATGGTTCTATGAACCACTCCTTTTGTGGCGTTTCTAGTATTTGCAATCATTTTGCCAATAGTTGCAGCACCAGTCATTCCGCAAACTAAAGCGAAACCTATTGCTACCAAGCAACAAATTTTTTTCATATCATTTCCTCCAACTATCTTAAATTCCCAAAATAGATTTTGATACAGTCACACAATGCTTTCTTTCTTCTTGATTTGTGCAACAACTTCCAGAGTTATATTCACAACTGGTTAAATTGCAATCTTTGTTTTCGTTGGCATTTCCAAGTTTTTCAATAAAATCACGAAACGGAATCCCGTTAATTTCAATTCTACTTAGAACATCGTCAACAGCTTCTTTCGCCAATTCATCAAACGTTTTACTTTTCATTATCTCACATACCTTTCTTTTCTTCTCCACGCCTCATCATTGTACTTCTCAATCCATTTGCACCGCTTAGCAATACATTTATGCTTATAAGCAAGCTCTTTGTTTAACGCCCCAGTATGAGCCTTACAATGACAGTATCCTATTGCGTTCCCTATGTATTTACCTGTTATCGATTTCTCTCTCATAGGCAAAATCCTTGCATAATACCAGTCTTGCAATTTTAACACATTCTTTTCGGTTTTCAGTATCGGTGCATTTACCGTCTTTGTTGTATCTGCAAGTTATGAAATCGCAGTTATTCATTGTCCATAAACCTCTCAAAATCTTTCCTGCATTTAGGGCATAAATCTAATCTACTTGAACAAAACATATGGGTTCCAATAATTTTCATTACTCCGTCTGCTGGAAGTGCATTTTTTTCTATATCTTCTTTTAGTAAAGTATAAACAAATTTACTTTCGATATTTACGCCGCATCTATCGCAAGTGTACCATTCTTTTTCGTGTCTCATTTTCACAACTCCTCTTTGAATTTGAGAAATTTCTCAAACTGTTCTTGGTCTTTTTCATCCCCGAACAGTGTATCGGGAAACGGCTCGCCCTTTATGTACATATTGAAATATTTAGAGGCAGTAGGCGCACTGATTCCTATATGTCTTGCAGCTTTGGACAGTGTCATCCGACCGCTACAGAACGATTCAAATGCTTCAAAGAATTTTCTCTTGCTTATGGTTTTTACGCCTTTCGCCATTACAAATACCGCCTTTCGTTTTCAATCAAATAATCGGTATAACTTGTGCGTTTCCGATAGGCAGAAAGGGTGACATCCAATCTGCCATCGGCATTTTTTTTAATTCAAGTGGGATTCACGCAACCAACACTCTATTCTGGTGCGACCAGACCTCTTAGATGGGTGTGGATTTGCACCACACATGAACCGCATTCCTATCAGCGTCCTCCGTACGATATTGTACCCGACCACTATCAGTTCTTAGATATAAGCGTTTACCTATTCCGCCACCATCTACCATAATTCAAAATTGAATTATCCTATGCCTACTCGCAGGCTAATAACCCGGGGTAAGTCCGCTTATCGCAGACCTAAAAGAATGCTTTCGGCACACGCATTTTTACAACGATTTTAACCCATAAGGTTGCGAGTAAGGTTTTCATCGTGAACCCAAACGCCAACAGAGGGATTTGAACCCCCATGTCGGATTTTAACCGACACAATGGTTTTCAAGACCACGCCGTTATAACCGTTTCGGTATGTTGGCAAATCCCTGATTTTTCAGTTTTGAGTTTAATGTCAGTCACGAAACCAGGAAAACGGACTGACAGAGGTTTGTCGATTTTTGAAGGGTAGGTTTTATATACGGTCAGTCAGCAGAATCAATGATTGCGATAAACCACGATACCGAAAGACCGAGAATGGATTCTCTCGGACTTGAACCGAGGACCGTCCGGTTATGAGCCGGATGCTCTAACCAACTGAGCTAAAAATCCAAAATGGGGCGTGATGCCGTTAAACGCCCCAAATATGAAGTTGGTGTTTGGTCTTGCTGCCAGTCCCCATCGGCATACAAGCCAAAAGCCCACCGAGCCGTGCGATGGCTCTTAACAGGATTCCCCTAGTGGGTGAAAGGTTGTGTTATCCATCGGGAAAAATGTCCAAAAACCCGATGAAAAGCACCAGACGGGAATCGAACCCGTTTCCGCAGTTTGGAAAACTTCTGTTCTGCCATTAAACTACTGGTGCATATATAAGACCCTGCGTCCGAAAATCAGCGTCTATAGCCGCCTTGTTTCTTGCCATAATCGCCGTACAGTCATGAACTAAACCGCTCAAAGGCAAGCGTAACAAACAGGGTACATATCGGTATTATTCCTTTGGCATGTAAAAAACTGTGCTTCCAGAGAATGGGAGTTCTTCGTATAAAGTGTGAATATCCGCAAGTACTTCCATTGCCCGATCTTCGTTCCTATATTCTCCGAGAACAAGTGTTGTATCGTTAAGGATGGCCTTGACATAATTTTTAACGACTAACAGCGATACTCCACTTTCATCAATGGAAGCTGTTCTATCTTGGCTTAAAATTCTCATTCTGTTCACTCCTTTGGCTCAAAATAATCACAGCCATAATCATATTCCGTGTAATCAGTGTAGTAGTCACTATTCTCGTTATTGCAGGTAAAAAGCAACTCTCGGTCTGCACTGGCATATTTGCACTTACCGCAACATTCTTTTTCATCGTACATATGTAACACCGCCTACTTGCTCTTTCAAAGTGTAATCTTCACAGTTATTATTTAGTCTGCAAAAATAGCCTTTATAGTGTGTCTGCTCCTCAATAATACAATATTCGCAGTCAGTACAGGTTACATTTGGATGATACTTTGGTCTTGTAGGAGATTCTAATCTATCAATCACATTTCTCAGGTCTTCGATTTTACGGTCTTTCGATTCAATCTCAAATTTCAAATCCTTAATCCTTCTAAATGGGTTTATGTAAAACATTTTTGTCACTCCTTTGTGCAGATAGGGGCTTTTTGTTTTTGCGGATATTTGTGGGACTAAGTAGGGGCTTTTTCTGAACCCCTTCAGACCCCCACCCCCGTCTATTTTCAACGGCGGAATCATCCAAGCCGCAACAACCGCTGTTCATCCGCATTGGCTATAATTTTCTGTATTTATTCGCAAAATGATAGTTATGCGAATAGTTTTAAATCAATATATTGTGTCAAGCATTTATTTTAAACTAGATATTGATTTATTCGTTTCCGCTGTCCGTCAATCTGTCTGCATCTTGTGCAATTTCAACAGTTTTAACCTCGTTCAGTCTTGGAAGTTCGGCAGCTGATAGGGCGGTGCGATGTCTGTTAGCATCTGGCGCATATGGGCTGTTCCAACCGTAAAAGTGATTTAGGATTGCGATAACGCCTACAGGGTTCTGCTTTCCTGTGGCTAGTTTGCCCGATAAACTCTCAAGCCTTACATCTACTAGCTTTTTGTAAATTTTGAAAGCTTTATCACTTAGTTTTTTATTACCATTTCCCCATTCTTTTATTGCATCTCTACTTATCCCTGTTAAAAAACTAAAGCCATTGATAGATACTTCTTTGTCATTCATCAGGGATATATATATATATATATCACAAATATGGTCTACAAGCTCATAGTCATAGGCATTACAATTGCTCATTGCTCCTATACCATTCTTGAATAAAATACTAGATTTTAACTGTTTTGTGTCTGGGAATACAATTTTTTTAATATACATTAGGGCAGCATTCCAGACGCTTTGTGATTCCTTGGACATGTCCGCAATTCCCTTTTCGGCACAAAACGAATCTAGACACGCCTCGATTTCTGAATCATAAATTTTATTTTCCATGCTCCGCGCCTCCTTCCTCGTTCCTGCTGCGGTAAATTAAAAAAGCCACAGAAAAAGATTTTACTCTCATTCTGTGGCGTGTTGGTATCTTAATCAATAATTGGGGTGCCGTCCTTGCCGTTCAGGTCATCCAGAGCAACGGCGTTAGCTGGATGCCTTTTAAATTCAATTTTCTTTCTTGCTGGATATGATACAAAAATTTAATCATTCTGTCAATAGGGAATTTTATTTTTTATGATTTAATCGGTTTCTGTATTTGTTTTAAGATCTAATATATTACTACGTACTTAAATTCTTTTTTAGATTTCATTCTTGAATATATTAGATTTCATTGGTTTTACTGTATGAAGTAAACTACTAGATTACATTCTTTTTAACCCCTTACAGATACAGATGCTTGTATGGGGTATCGTGTATCTTTCAAAAGCTATCTTCTTAACCTAGTTTTTTGAACCTTTCTATTATGTCAGAATCTTCTTTTTCATCCAGCTTGTATGTGATTAAATGTTCTGGTTTCATGTTCAGGATGATGCAAATTTTGTTAAGAGATTTCATGCTTATATTTGCATCGTTTTTCTTGATTTTCCGCCACGTGTCGACAGATAACAAACCATTTTTTACAGCTGTGTAAGAAGTAACCCCAGCGGATTCTAATGCAGCTGCAACATCAAATTTAAATACAATCATTTTAATATACCTCCTTCGTTTTTCCTACTCTCAATTATACGAATTTCACCGCAAAAAATCAAGATAAAATATCTTTAAAAAGATATCTTCCTAAAATATTAAATCTTTTCAAAGATATCTTTACAAAGATAAATAAATGGTAAAATATGGAAAAATAACCGCCATTTCTGGCGGTCAGGTTTACAATGTTTCTAATCTCGCCCTTGTGAGCATTTCGGCTCGCTTCTTTTCCTTCTCTGCGGTCTCCATTGCCATAAGTTGCGCATAGGTGGCGGCATATTCTGGATTAGCCAGCAGCTTTCGCCGCTCCTGCTCCTCCTGTTCTTTCCGCTCCTGTCTTTCTTCCTCCTGTCTGATTTCGTCTGTTTTCCTGTTATCAAACATGGCTTGGATATCCTCGATTGTTAGCGGTTTTAAGCCGTTTTTGGGCGTTTCTGCATCTGGTAGCGGCTTGGACGGTTCTGGTGTTTCCGGCTCTACAGGGGCAATCTCAACTGCTTCTGTATCTGGTGGGAATCCTGTATTTCTGCGGTTTCTGCGTTGTTCTGTTCTTCCTCTGCCTGCGCTTCTTCCATGCAGTCCAGATATGCAAGCACGCTCTCATTAATTACTCCGTTAATCGTCAGACCTAAAGCCTTTATTCTGTCTATGGTGCCATTTGGAAGCGTTGCGGATACTCTGTCGTAGTTTTCCTTTATCTTTTCATTCTGTCTTTTCATCCTTGCCTTGTATTTTTCTATCATTTCCTTTTCACTCTTTGCCATGATTACATACCTCCATTTAATACGCATTATTATTGATATAATTAAATGATACAATAATGCAATAAATAAGTCAATTATTATATAAAACTTAATTCAACTTATTTACATTATTTTTGCAATAATATTTTATTTAATTTTGCGTTTATGAATTGACATTATTAATTAAATATGATAATATAATGCCATAGAAAACAACAGAGGACAACGAAGGAGGAAATCAAAATGACAAAGAAAGATTTAATGAAAGAATTTAACGAATTACAGGAAGAAAAGAAATGCAGAATCGAAGGTATTTACTGGAATAGTAATAAAAGCAGCATCCAAAATGCGATTAACTGCTTAAAATGTTCCGATGAAATGCTTGAAAAATATTTAATCGTTGTCAGTCTTAAATATGAAAATATCGGGAAAACGATAAAAAGCAATGGAGATTTTAAGCACCATCCGCACAACAGACTTTACGTTTTTAACACCGCAAGGTCAATTTTAGCCGATTAAGTTGAAACCGCCTTCGGGCGGTATTGGGTAGGG